TACACAAGGTGCCGTAACTGCCGGTGCTGGGGGTGCAGCGATGGGTGCATTAGTAAGTGTAATAACAGGTAGTCATAGAGCTGGAAGTAATGCTTTATTGGGTGGTGTTATAGGTCTTGTTGGTGGTGCTGTTAAAGGTGCTGCTGTTGCACATCAAAGACAGAAGGTTATAATTATTAGATGTATGGAAGGTAAAGGTTATAATGTATTAAGTGATTAATATGACTGATTTTGATGTATGCATAACAAACCCGCCATATAACGGCAATGAAGACTTAAAGATACTCAGCAGAGTTATCCCACGATGCAAACAGACCATTGCTATTCACCCTTGCACATGGCTCCTTGGCCTCAAGAAACAGAAGAAATTCAAACAGAAATACTACGACATGGTAAATGGTCGTATCAAAAGTGTTGAAATGTTCAATGGTAACAGAATATTCGGCATCGGTTTGTTTACTCCTGTAGGTATTTTTGATATAAGAAATGTTAAACAGAAAACCATCACAGTATCGTATTTTGGTGATGAATACACTGCCAATACTCTTGACGATATCACTGTATATGGTGAAGATTGGCCTGTAGTATCACCATTATACGAAAATGTGAAAGAGTATTGTGAGAACGGTAACAATATCAATGATCACAGAATCAAAAAAGAAGAAGTGGATGATTCAAAATATATTTGTCAGTTAGCAGGTATTACTGGTGATAAAGAATTAAAATCTATCATGAATATGTATAAAGATAGTTTTTACACAATGGTATTGAAAGACAGTGATGAAAACAAGGGTATCAGAATTTCTCTTGAAAACAAGAAAGATAATGATCTTATTCTTTATCAATTCGATACAGAAGAAGAAAGAGATAACTTCATTGAATACTTGAAAACTGACTTTGCAAGATTCTGTCTTTCTTTTTATAAGATTAACTTTCATCTTAATAGTGGCGAGCTTGCTATCGTCCCATGGCTTGACTTCACTAAACGATATACAGACAAAGACCTTTATGAACTGTTTAACGTATCAGAAGAACAGCAGAGAGTTATCAAAGACTTCCTGCCAGACTACTATGGTATAAGAAATGACTGATAATAACAGAACATATACAGAAAACATATCAAGAGAAAGACAAAAGGAAACCGGGGAACATTTTACCCCGGAATCCATTACCCTTGATATGATTGAAAGAGTGGATGAATGGTATGAGGATCAGACATTTCTTGATCCTTGTGCCGGCGATGGTAATATCCTTGAAGTTATCCTGAAAAAGAAACTTGAAATGGGTTTCGATCCCACGAAATCATTAAAATCTATATATGGTGTTGAACTGATGCCAGATAATGCAGAAGCATGTAGACAACGGCTTCTTGATATTGTTGGTGATACAGAAGAACACCGAGAAATAGTGAATAATAATATCGTATGTGCGAATGCATTGGAATACGATTATTCTTTTGAAAAACCAGTAGAGGAGTTATTCTTTTGAAAGTAAAAAATTATCCATCAGATATACAAGATATTATAGATACCCTTTATGAAAATGAAGGCACTGATTTCGAAGGTGATAGAACATATCGTGTTCATATTGAAATTGCCCGTCAACTTATTATGGATGCATACCATCTTGGTAAATCAGAAGGTATTGATTTAACAAAAGGATTTCGTGGTGGTAATATAGATACATATAGATCCAATAGTAAAATAAATCAAAATGATGATATGTTCCGTATTACTCTTAATTATAAGAAAAAAGAGAATATGAGATTATATCGTAAAATCAAAGATATGATAGAATAATGAAAGAAATAACCCTAAAAGATTATGATAAAAATAAAGGCATAAGAATAGAAATTAATAAGCCTGGTAATATAGTCCCAACTTTTATTTTTAATACAGAAGAAGAAAGAGACAACTTTATCGAATATCTGAAAACAGACTTTGCAAGATTCTGTCTCTCTTTCTATAAAAACGATGCTAATCTTGGTGTTGGTGCATTAAGATGCATTCCCTGGCTTGACTTCACTAAACGATATACAGACAAAGACCTTTATGAACTGTTTAACGTATCAGAAGAACAGCAGAGAGTTATTAGAAATATTATTCCTGAATATTATGGCTAAATTAACATTAGATTTTGAAACAATAGAACGTATATCTAAACTTACATCATTTGATAATGTATCTGATGAACTTATAATAATACATTTATATTTGACATTTGGTAAGGATTTTATGTATCGTCTTGAAGAAATAATAAATAAATTTAATATTCCGGTATGTATTGATGAACTTGAAAATGTAATCGAAAAAGAATATACTGTTGAAATGAATATTAAACGATAGATATATGCCAGTGTCTTGCCAGACGATTTTAATACATATATGTATACCCAACTATACCTTCCATTGAAAATTGTCTGGCGCCATCAAATTAAGATCCATTACATATTTCCTATATTCCCATAATCCAGTTTTCTGGTAAAATAATCCAGATCATTTGGTATATTGGGGATATAGGGTTTTTGTATTAAAAAATAAGATTTATATAAATACATATAGAGGATGAGGATTAATCATTTTATATTTAAGGGGAGAAAAGAATGGAGATTTTATTTAAGGAGTATGCTAATTCATATGATGAGTTAAAGACAAACATAATAGATTATGATGGTTGTGTATTGATAAGACATCAATATGGTTGTGTATTGATAGGTATTGATATTAATGTAAAGATAGATATACGGGTTAAGAAGAATAAGATAAAGATTAAGAGGTATATTGATAAGAGGAATATCAATAATAAGGTATTAAAATTTATAGAACCGATTATATCTGAGATAGTTGGTATAGAACAAAAATATTGCACATATTGTGGTAAGTTTAAATCTACTGATAAATTTAGGTTATATGGTAAATTTCCTAAATTATATCATTATTGTCGTAAATGTGAACGTAATCGTAATAAAAAGTTTTATAATAATAGAAAGAATATTAAATTATCTATAACAGAGTTAAAGAGGATATTTTCTTATATTGATGGTGATCTTGTATACAATATAAATTATGGTAAATATAATCCTGGTGATATAGCTGGAACGATAAAAGGTGATTATGTAGGTATTAGTATTAATGGTGTTCAATATTATGCTCATCATCTTGTTTGGATGTATTTTAATGGGTATATACCAAAAGGGATAGATATAGATCATATTAATGGTAATAAAAGGGATAATTGTATTGAGAATTTACAATTAGTAACAAGATCTCAAAATGTAATGGCTGCTCTTGATAAGTCTAATAATAAGACGGGTGTTATAGGTGTATCGTTTAATGGCAGTTCTTATATATCTAAGATAAAATATGATGGTAAGGATTATTATCTTGGTTCGTTTGATAATCTTTATGATGCAGCAAAGGCAAGGATGGAAGCCGAATTAAAATTTTGTCCTATAAAGATCACATCAGCAATGAGATATGTATTATCTCATGATAAATAATATTATTGAACAATGGGTTATAATAATTTATTGTTCAATTTATATAAATAAACATAGATTATATTCTTGATGATCTCTTAGGGAGAAAATCATATAAATATCTGTTTTTCCAAATTTTTAGGTATTCAAATGATCAGAAATTATAATATATTTTTATAAGTATCTGATTTTTTGTTATTCTATTAATTTGGATATTCAGGATGTTTATAGTTCTTAGGGAACCAAACCTTAATTAAAGACGGAATATTAAATATATAGAAAAATATAGTTAAGCTATAAGGAGAGTATATGTCAGTAAAGAGGAAATTTCCAAAGGGTCATTGCAACACACAGTATAAGAAGAAATATTGTAAGATGATAAAAAAACATCTTGCTGAAGGTGGATCAATAGTTGGTTTTGCAGATAAATTAAAACATCAAGATACAACATTATATAGTTGGCGTGAAACCTATCCAGAATTTAAAGAATCGTGGGATATGGGTATAAAACTTGGTCGTGAACGGTATATAAAACAACTTGAGGAATTGCAGTTTCAACCATCTAAAGATGTTAATAATTTTTTGATTGCTATGATTGGTGTTAATAGATATAAATTAAAAACAGAAAAAATTATTATGAAAGAAATGGAATTGAAATCAAATAAGGATAATGATAAAGATGGTGAGGATATAAATATTAATATCAATATAGTTGAATAATAATAATAAGGGAATGTATACAATCCTATCCATGCTTCTCATAATTTCCTTATCTTTGTATACATTCCCTTTCTTATATTATGAATATAAATTTTAATTTATCAAACCCTCAGTATCATATGATTACTACTGATGTTAAATATCCATTATTTCTTGGTGGATATGGATCAGGAAAATCATTTATTATGATATTATCTGCAATTATAGATGCTATATCTATAAAAAATGTTAATGTATATTGTTATAGTCCTACATTTGATCAAATTAGACTTAACTTATATCCAAGATTTCAAGAACAATTGGATTTATTATCTATAAAATATAAAACAAATAAGTCAGAGTTCAGTTTTACATTACAAAATAAGTCAATTATTTTCCTCCGATCATTACAAATACCCGAAAGAATTATTGGTTATGAATCATATAAATCACATATTGATGAATTAGATGTTCTTGATAAAAATAAAGCGGAAGATTGTTTTAATCGGGTTGTAGCAAGAACCAGACAGTCTGTTAATAATATAAGACCGGGTAAGGTATCAATATATTCAACACCAGAAGGATTTTCTTTTCTTTATGATAGATGGGAAAAGAATAAACCATCGGATGATTATAAGATAATAAGATCAAGAACTATTGATAATCCATATATGGATCAAGATTATGTTAATAGTCTTAAAGCTACATTTACACCAAATCAATTAAAAGCATATCTTGAAGGTAAATTTGTTAATATGCAATCAGGAACAGTATATGATTATTTTGATAGATATAAACATCATTCTGATCGTCTTATTAAACCCGATGATGTATTACATATAGGTATAGATTTTAATATAGGTGGATGTTGTGGTGCTGTATTTGTTATTGATAATAATACACCTATAATGGTAAAAGAGTTCGTATCAAATGATACTTTTGATATAGGTATGTATATATATAAACATTTTATTGAAAATAACCATCAGGTATATGTATATCCTGATGCAAGTTCAAAATCACGATCAACCAATGCAAAACAAACAGATATTCAAATATTAAGAGATCATGGAATAAAACGTATTATTGTTGGTAATCAGAATCCACATATTACTGATAGAGTTAATTCTGTTAATACGTTGTTATATAATAATAGATTTCTTATAAATACATATAACTGCCCAGAAACAACAGAGGCATTAGAACAACAATCTTATAATAAGAATACTGGAAAACCAGAAAAATATAATGATCATCCTTCTATTGATGACAGAACTGATTCTGTTGGTTATTTTATATATTCTAAATTTCCTGTTATTCGTAAAAAACTATATCAATCAAGAAAAATTAAAGGTGTATAAATGTCAAAAATATATGAAACAAATGATGAGTATGATTTTTATTTTTCAGAATGGGAGAAAGCAAGGGATTTTACTCATTCTGAGAAAAAAGTTAAAAGTGGTGGTGAAAAATACATTCCACGTCTTAGAGGTAATGATGATAATGAGTATCAAACATATTTATCGTTTGGATCTCTATCAATGTTTGCTAAGAAAGTCCTGATGTCATATATAGGCATGGTTCAAAGAAAACAATATACCATTACTCATCCTGATATTATATATGATACCAAATACCCAATAACACCAAATAAAAAAACATTATATCGTTTTATTACAGATGTATTATATAATCGTTTCTTATTTGGAAGAGTTGGAATATTGGTGGATTATATAGATGCAGATGAAAGATCATATATGTTTTTGTATGATACCTTTTCCATTCTTGAAGTGAAATATGATGTATATGGCAATCTTAATAAAGTGGTTCTTACACAATCAGACAATACATTACTTAAACTTGAACTTATTGATGGTGTATATACTCAACAGAAATTTGATATAGAAACAGAAGAACCAGTTACAGAATTGATCACACCAATTAAGAATGGAAATACATTTGATTACATACCATTTGTCATTATGGGTGATTATATACCGTTTATAACAGAAATTATAGATCTTAATTATCATCATTTTAGATTATCAGTTGATTTACAATATGCTTTACATTGGGTGGGTATTCCAACACCAACTGTTACTGGTATTACTAATGAAGAAGATGTGCCAGATTTTATAGGGACATCAAAATATATATCTATACCTGATCCTAATGGTAAAGCATTCTTTATGGAGTTTGAAGGCAAAGGTCTTGATTCAATCAAAGATAGAATGGAAGATATAAGAAATGATATAGCCTCATTATCTATCAATCTTATTCTTAATGATCAATTTACATCAAAAACAGCAACACAATCTATTATTGATAATAATAATTCAAGTTCATCACTTGCTGGTGTTGTTAAAGATATATCAGCAGATCTTACTACTATATTCAATATTATGATGGATTGGAATATTATGGAAACAGAATTTGTTATTAAACTTAATACTGATTTTGTAGCCTCTAAAATGGACCCACAACTTCTTAGAGAACTTACTAATATGCTTTTGTCAGGAACAATTTCTTATGAAACATATTGGAAAGCATTACAAGATGGTGAACTCGTTGATTCTGATAAATCAGCTGAAGAAGAAAAAACAAATATTGAAACACAACCACTTATATAATGAAACAAGAACTTATTAATTTTATATCGGTAATTTCCAATATAAACGATAATACAAATTATTTTAATGATATAATTGATACCGAAACTAAAAATATTGTATCTATCGTATATTCTGGTAAATCCGATTATAGAAGTGATATTATTAATATTATAAAGAATAATGATGATTATTATTATAATGGTCTTTTATCTTTATCATCACTTATTATCATATACACAAATACCCATATTAATAATCAAGAATTACTTGATATGGGACTTAATCATTATTTACCGGCTAGTAATGATTATATTATAAACATCTATGATAGATTCATATTAAGAAGATCAAAAGACTATATAGGAGCTATTACAAAAGGTGATACTACAGATAATATATTCGATAATATTAAAATGGTGAATAGATTACATAAGAATTGGATAAAATCAATTAATACAACTCTTGGTAGTGCATTATATCATCATACATTAATGTATGATGAATGGATATTTAAATCTATACTTGATTCAAATACAACATTATTTTGTAAAGATCATAATAATAATAGATATAAACAGAATCAAGGACCATTACCACCATGCCATATTAATTGTAAATCAATTGCCATACCTGTTGGTAAAAATAATAATCATATAAATACATATGAACAGTTTGTAAAATCACTTTCATCTAATGAATTTGATGATCTCTTAGGGAGAAAATTTAAATAACTATTTAATATTCTTATATATCCCAATATTCGGTTATTCAGAATTTTATAATATTTTTATAAATATCTGTTTTTCCGTTATTTGGATTTTTTAAGGAGTTTAATGTTTATAGTTCTTAGGGAACCAAACCTTAATTAAAGACGGAATATTAAATATATAGAAAATGGCAAGGCCATAAAAAAGGAGACTGAAATGAGTAAAATAGAATTAACAGAACAAGAATTACAACAAAAAATTAACAGTGCTATTGATGATGCTGTGTCAGGACTTAAACGCAAAAATAAAGAGCTTCTAACAAAATTATCAAAATATAAAGAGGTTGATCCAAATGAGTATGTAGAACTTAAAGATAAGATTAAATCTCTTGAAGAACAAACTATGTCAGAACAAGAGAAACAAGAAAAACTTATTACTCAACAAAGAGAAACTATTGATAATCTTAATAAAGAACTTAAAGATAAACAAAATATCCTTGATAATCTTAATCAAGAAAATGTTGTTAATACAGCCATCACATCACTTGGAATACCTGTAAAAGAAGGTATGGGAGATGCTCTTTCCATATATCTTAAATCACAATTAATCCAAGATGGTGATAAATATTATATTAAAGATAAAGATCCTGTTGAATTTATAAAAGAATGGGTAAAAGAAGATGGTAAACATTTTTTTAGAGTTAATAATATAGGTGGTTCTGCAACAGGTGCTGGTAAGGAATCAATTGGTAGATATAAAGATATATTTGATAAATCATCTGATAAATATAATCTTACAGAACAGATTAAACTTAAAAGAACTGATCCTTCATTATATAATCAGTTAATTGAAAAATATAGTAAATAAGGAGATGATTATGGAATTATTTTATATACTTTATATTGTATTATCTGTTTTTTGTTGGGTATATGCATCAAAACTTAATCGTTCAGGAATTGCATATTTTTTGGTTTCATTGATAATATCACCAGTATTAGTGTTGTTGTTTTTGTTTATTATAGGTGATAGATATCTATATGTTGATAAACGTATATAATTATTTTTATCCCAATTTTCTGATGATCAGATATATGTATTCTGTTATTCAGAATTTTGGGGAGATAAAATAGAAAAATACATTTTCATAATGTTTATATAAGTATAGATATAAGAAATAATAGTTAAACTAAGTTTGACTATACGATGTGATATTAAATACTATGTATTTAATAGAACTTATTAGGTAAGCACAGGCGGTTTAAAATATAAACCACTTGTGCTTTTTTTTGGCGTAAAACGTAAAAATATAAAAATATAAGGAGATATAAATTATGATTACAATTTCTAAAATCTTTGATCCTGAAATGTGGCAAGAAGGGATTGCAGAGAAGGCAAAACAAACAAACCGTTTCATCCTTTCGGGTGTGGCTGTGAATAATATGGAACTTGATACATTGGCAACTGGTCCTGGTCGTATCGTAGAGGTTCCATTTTGGAAATCTATTGATGCTAATGATGAACCTGATTATGTTAATGATGTTGATACAGATGTATCAACACCAAGCGATGTTAGTCAAGGTGTTCAAGTTGCAAGGAAGGCGTTTCTTCACAAGTCCTGGGGAATTATGAGCTTGGCAAAAGAGGTTCAGGGACTTTCTGATCCTGTTGGTTATATTGTAAACAATATTGGTGGATATTGGGGTTCTGTTGCAGAGAAGAGAACTATTGCATCATGTGTTGGTGTATTGTCTGACTCTGTTACTAATCATTCAAGTGATATGGTTGTTAATATTGCTACCGATGATGATACAACTATTACTGATGCAGAACTTATTAGCCCAGAGGCTATTATTAATGCTAAACTTACCCTTGGTGATAGAATGAATGATGTTACAGCTATTGCTCTTCATTCTGTAGTATATGCTCGTCTTTTGAAACTTCAACTTATCGAGTTTAAAATTGATCCTGCAACTGGTGTTAATCTTCCATATTACTTGAATATGCAAGTAGTTGTTGATGATGATCTTCCTGTAGATGCTGGAACTAACAGACTTATATATACTACTGTATTGTTTGCTCCTGGTTCTTTTGGTATGGGATATGGTTCACCTGATTATCCACTTGAAATTGAAAGAAAGGCAAGTGTTGGTAACGGTGGTGGAGCAGATATTCTTCATAGTCGTGAAACTTATATTATCGCTCCAAGAGGATATGAGTTTACTTCTTCAAGTGTATCTGGTATGACACCATCTTTGGCAGAACTTAAAAATGCTGCTAATTGGAATAGAGTTTACGATTATCGTAAAAATATTCCTGTTGCATTTTTGAAGACTAACGGTTAATATTAAAATATATGGGAGTGAATATTATTTCACTCCCATATTACAGGTATTAGTATGAATAAAAAGATACTTAAACAAATTGATCATGTTAATTATGTTCTTAATGGAACATTAAAACAAAAGAAAAAAACAGTAAAGACAAGAAAAACAAGAGGTAAAAAGTAATAAACAATGTTTGATCCATTTATAACAACAAAAGAAGCTGATGGATATTTGTATATGGATGATGATTGGTTATCTCTTTCAAAAAAAGATAAAGAATATCATATTATGATTGCTTCAGGATATATATTGAATAACTGGTCTTGTGATGAATATGATACAACACCAGAATATATTAAAAGATCATGTGCTTTCTATTCTCTTGAATCATTTAAAGGTAATTTATATTCTCTTGATCCAAGAGGAAGTATCATAGAAATTACAGATAAACTTGGTTCTATGACATCTACTACAAAATGGGAATCATCAACAACTACTAATGCTGTTAAGTATATTGATGATATAATGAGATTGTATTGTGTATCTAAAAACAATAATGGTAAAATATTATATAGAACATAATGGATTGAGTGATGAGAGATAGAAGCAAGTATATTATAAACAAGTTCGCTTCAAAAGTTGGGATATCTATATATAAACGAAGATTAGAAGGTAATTTCTATGATCCCGTAACTGGTATAAATTCCCCAAAATTTGAAGATACTCCTGTAATGATAGCATTTGATAATGATACAGATAAGTCATTTCCAGATATAGATCATAGAAATGGTGAGTGTATAGCATATATTAGTGGTCAGGATTTATCTTATAAACCTAAAAAGAATGATATTATACAATCTTTTGATAATATCAATTTTATTGTAGTTGAGATAAAGACTGATATGTATAATTACTTGTATACATTATTGTTAAAGATGATAAATGATGATATAAATTAAAATGATTTCAATATCAGAACAAATAAAAAAAGAAATTAATCCACAACTACAAAGAGATATAGGAAATACTCTTTTGAAAGGATTATCTACAGCTATGGCATCCACACCTGTGGATACTGGTCAAATGCGTGCATCTTGGACAATTGGTATAAAACAATCCAGTTATCCAGAATATGAAAAACCCAAACATCACAATCATGGGGTGGATATATATGCAAGTAGGAAAAATATGGATTTATCAAATGGTAAAAGATTTGTAAATTCACTTGATTGGTTTAATATGAAATATCAAACTATATATATATCAAATGGTATGAGTTATAGTTCTTATGTTGATGGTAAATTTTCAATTATACCAAAGATTTTGGCTTCATTGAGGATGTAATATGATAGATTATACAAGAATACGATCATCTATAGAAAGTTATTTAAAGACAAATTATACTGAAACATTGATAGAATATCAAAATGTTCCTTTAAGTAACAATGATGTGAGAGAATACATCAAAATAGAAGATGAAGATATAGATACAGATTTATACCATACAGGTATATTGATAATAAGAATATTTACTTCCGTTGGTATTGGAACTGATAGAAGTAAACAAATAGCCTCAATATTATCATCATTGATAGGTATGAATGAGGTTGATGGTATAGTATTTAAACAAGGTATTTTACGAAATATACCACAGGATAATACAAATTCTGTATATTTTGTTCAAGAATTATCGTTTGAATATTATGATGAAGGACAGAAAAATAACTGTTAATATATAAAAATATAAGGAGATATAAATTATGGCTAAAGTAATGAATCCAAAACTTTTCGTGATTGGACAAAATGCGGCTCTTAGAGTTGAGTGTGCAACAGATAATGAAATGAGTATGAAAGGTCTTCAAGGACTTGGATTGTTCATGGGTTTTACCCAACAATCACAAGAAGTTCCTATGATTGGACAAAGAATTGCACCTAAAGTGTTTACAGGTGCTTCTTATGATGAATCTACAGTAAACACAAATTATATTCCTGGTGATAAAACTCAGGACTTTCTTAGAAATGCAGCTCTTCAAGGAACACTTGTTAAAAATGTTAGAGCATATTTGAGAGATGGATGTAACTTTTCAGCTCCAGATCAGATTGCTACTGGTGGTGGTCTTACATCTGGAACATCAGGACTTAATGTTGGTTCTGTAACTGATCCGCAAATCGGATCACCTACCGATATTTGGACTAATTCAGTATCATTCGCTCCTGCTGGTCCATTTTCACTTTTTGTTGCTCATACACCAGCTGGTGCTGGTGATAATATTGCATCATCCGCCAATGGTAGTGATGTTGATCTTACACTTAAAGATGGTTCAAAATGGGCTGATCTTGGTTTTGAAGTTGATGATACTATTATTGTTGATTGGGATGGCGCTTCTACTGAAAAACCAAAATATTCAAAAGTTAAAGCAATAAGTGATTCCGTAATGACACTTGATGGTTCTGTTGGTGATACTGAGAATATTGAAATTGCCGATCCATTACCATCGAAATGTAGAGTTCATGGTGCTACCAGTTCAGATGTTGCTGGTGTTGATGTTGAATGTTAAAAATAATATAAATTAAATATTATTATTTTGTGTGGGTTTATTGGTTCAGTCTCCTTATCAAATGATTGATAATTCCAATATTCCCACATTTTTATATAAGTAATTAAAAGGAGACTGATTATGTTTATATTCCAATATCCCAAAAATACGAATTTCAGATATTTTTTCTGTTTTTCGTATAAATGGAAAAATGGAGAAGAAAAGGAGACTGATTATGAAAATTAAACAAAGAAACGTAAAAGAAATTTCACTACCAAATGATCCAGATGGTGCATGGGTAAAGATTAAAGCCTTGTCATTAAATGATGTTAAAAGAATTGATAGTATTGCAAATGATGTAAAACTTGAATCAGATGATGATGGTATGAAAACAAGCGTTAAATTTAATCCATATGCAAGAACAAAAATGATAGCATCAGAATGTCTTGTTGATTGGTTCGGTTTTTTTGATGAGATGGATAATGAAATCCCATATTCAAAAAAGAATATTGATAAAATTGCCAGTGTAGAAGTTGAGGTTAATGGTGAGTATATTGATTTTCTTACCTGGATTGATAATGAACGGGTTAAATTTGAGAATGAACTTCGTGAAAAGAAGGAGAAACAAGAAAAAAACTAAAGGAACTGGCGGTATGGATGGCAACTACAGATTGTAAAACATGCCGTCAGACTTATAATCAATACAAATCAGATGGTATAGATAAGGAACCACCTTGTAATAAGTGTTTTCCTGGTATGCATGAAGATAATGAAATTATTATTGATGTATTTAATCTTGTCAATGGACAATATATATCTGATAATAATTATATGATTGATGGAAATTTCTTGTTTTCCGTTCTTGATCGGTATGATATTTGTAAAGAAGATCAACTTGATATATATAAAGATATACAATATTTTAATAGTATATATGTTAAATCTATAAAGGATAAAGATGGCAAGAACAAGAATTGATATAGATACCAGTAAGGCAGTTAGAGAAGTAAGGGCATTATCAAATGAACTTGATAAACTTGATAAAAATTTATCAAATACAATTAAAGATTCACAAAAAAATCTTGGTGGTATTGATGGAACTATAGGTTCTATAACTAAATCATTTTCTACATTTAAAAGTCTTGCTATACCGGCTGTATTTTTAGGAATAGGTGCTGGGGCAACTAAAGCAGCTACGGATATATTAAAAGTAGCCGATTCATTAGTTGCCTCCACAGCAAGATTAAAAATAGTCACTGGTTCTCAAGAGGAATATAAACAATCTCTTGATGGACTTTATGAAATATCGAAAAAGACTGGAACATCATTATCATCTAATATTGATGTATTTTCCAGGTTTTCTTTGGCTGTTCAAGGTCAAAACGTATCCACACAAGAACTACTTACATTAACACAGACATTGAATCAGGCACTTGTATTAAGTGGTGCTTCTGGTGCTGAATCTACATCTGTTATGAGACAATTATCACAGGCATTTAGTTCTGGTGTTCTTAGAGGTGATGAATTTAATAGTGTTGTTGAGAATGGTGGTCGTATTGTTAAAATGCTTACTGATTATACAGGAAAATCAGTAGGTGAATTAAGAGATATGGCAGAAGCTGGTGAAATTACCAGTAAAGTATTAAAAGGTGCTCTTGTTGAAGGTGCTGGTAAAGTAAATGAAGAATTTACAAAAATGCCAGTCACAATTGATAGGGCAAAGATGGCTCTTGAAGACGTATTTGTTAAAATTATAAGTGATGCTAATGAGGCGTCTGGTGGAACTAATCAAATATCACAATCTATTATTGAATTGGCAAATACTATAGAACAAAATAGGGAAGGTATTATTTCATTATTTTCAAGTATTATTGAAATGTCTGCAAGTGCTGTTGAAATGGTTGCAAATCTTGGTAATGCTATATCATTTTTAAGTGATCCATATGATACATTAAATAAAAAATCTGATTCATTAAGTAAATCAACACAACATTTATTGTCTGATCTTAAAGATCTTACTAATCAACAAAAAGAACTTAATGAAACTATAGAAAATTGGCCAGAAGATGAGTATGGTAACATTCTTGATGAGAATGGATTGGAAAAGGCTCAAGAAAGATTAAGACAAATCAATATTGATATAGAAAATACTCAGAAATGGTTATTAGATACACAAAAGGCTGCACAATCAACAACTAAAGAACTTAATAAAATGGTTGATCCACTTGAAGCATTTTATGAGGCAAGTGATGATATTGGTAAAAAATCAACTAATATAGCCAAGGAAGTATGCAAGAATGAAAAGAAAAAACGAGATTGTGCAAAGAAATCATCAGATGAATCAAGAAAATTATGGTTAGACAGTCTTGATAAACAGAAAGATGATTTAAATAAACATATTAAATATCATGAAGAATTATATCGTAATACTGATATGTTTGTAGGTCTTGTTGATGCTAATAAACGTGCAGCTGATATGATTGAAGAACAAAATAAAGAATCAGCTAAACAATCAACAGATTATTGGAATAGTTTTACAGAAGATACTAAACAAGGATTACATGATTGGATTGAATCAGGTATTAAATTGGAATTTGATTCTCTTAAAGATGCATGGAAATCATTAACTGATACGTTATTAAATATCTTTGTAGATATGTTGGCAAAAATGATTGCTGAATGGATAGCTTCCGGTATTGCCGGTTTATTCAGTGGTGATGGATTTTCTGGATTTAAAATGCCATCTTTTGGTGGTGGATCATTTGGTTCTGGATCACTCGGTCAGATCGGTGGTGCTATAGGTCTTGTTGGTGGTGCTTATGGTATGTATCGTGGTGCAAAAGATATATCAAATGGTAATGTGGCTGGTGGTGCTGTTGAACTTGGTATGGGTGGATATTCGGCATATCAAGGTGCTGTTACACTTGGTCTTGTTGAAGAAGGAACAGCAACAGCTGTTTATAATGGTGTTGTTGATGGTATATCTACAGCATTTAGTGGATCTACTGGTGCTACTGTTGTCGGATCATCGTTATCATATAATACAGGAGAGATTGCTGCATTAGATGCATATTATGGATCATCATTAACAGCTGGAACTGCAACAGCTGGAACTGCAACAGCTGGAACTACAACAGCTGGAACTGCAACAGCTGGAACTGCAACAGCTGGTGAAGGTGCTAGTATGGGTATGGGAACAGCCGCATCTTATGCAGGAGCCGCAGCTGTTGTAGCGTCTGTAGCTTATGGTATTTACAAGAACTTCTCAAAAGACAAACGTAATCCAGAGCAGAGAGCATACGGTAATCTTCTCAATGATGTTCGGGATGGCCGTGAATGGTATGATATGGCCGAAGACACAGAAGTAGGTCATGGATACCTTGTAGACCTTACCGAAGATTTCAAAACCAGGATCAAGGGAGCATTTGAAGACATTGCTACCAGTGTTGCTTTTGACTACCGTGGAATGACAGAACGGCTCAAGAACAATCTGTCTGGTGTTGGTGTTGAACAATTTATCCAGGAAATATCAGGACTTACACTTTCCGTTGAGCAATCTTCCATAGCACTTCAATTGGCCCAGGAAGCAACAGATGGTAGTGCCGTTGCTATGCAGAACCTTGAGGGATACTTATTAAGTCTCGGTCTTACAAGTGAACAGGCAGATGCTACTGTTGTTGGTCTTATGGAAGCGTTGGCAGAGACAGGACAAGTTGCTGATACTACCATGGGTTCTTTGATTGGTCTTACTGATGAACAAATTCTTTATAATGAATCTTTACTTGGTGGTTCAGAATCAGTAGATCAGATGGTTGATGCTATTATGACCAGTGATGCAGAACTTGAAGACCTTGTAAACAGTCTCACCAATTACAATGCTACCACTAAAGAAAGTCGTGAAATTATAAGACTTGCAGAATCAGCCACTCAAGGCAATACGAATGCTCTTGAACAGCTTGTTGCAGTTTTTGAATCTCTTGGTATGTCTTCTGATGAAGCTAAAGGGTCAACAATGTCTATGATAAGGGCAATTCAACAACTTGATAATACCGATCTTGATTTGAAAGCTACCGCAGAGTTATTGGTAAAGGTCAAGGGTGATGCTAATGTAACTGGTTCTGTAGGTGGTGGAACAAATATATCATCAAGAGAGTTTGATTATAGTGGTTATGATAGTGGAGAATCAAACGGTGCTATTCATGATTATTATGGAATGGCAACAGGTGGAATAGCAATTAAACCACAGGTATATCGTAGAACTATATTTGGTGAGGCAGGGGCAGAAGCTGTATTACCATTACATAATGGTAGAAATACTCTTAAAGTTATGGATAATAAATTGAATACACTTATTTCATTTTTGAGTAGTGAAATTATAAATCAAAAAGATAATGGTTGTAATGTTATTGTAATGGTTGATGGTGAGGAAATATCAAGTAAGATAATACCTCATACAGATAAATTTATAACTGATAAGTTTAATAGAGGTATGATGGAACAAAGGGTGGTATTCTAATGTTATTAATTGAATTGACATTTGCTAGAATTGGTGAAGATGATAAAATAGTTTATATATCGAATGAATATATAGATAGACCAGAACAATTCTATGATGCAAAAGTAATATCGTTTAGTAATATTACTTTATCCACACCATCATGGCATGGTGGATATGCAGGTGTAAGATTTGGTAATATTGTTCTAATGCCAGATGTATTTTCTGATATTGAAGATTGGCCACCACCAAAATCAATAATGATAAAAGCCTTTTATGCAACTGATAACTTATCATCAAGACAGTTAATGTTTGATGGTAAGTTACATTTGACAGGAATGGATGAAACTTCTGTATCATATAGTCTTTATCCACTTGGAGATGACACAACTGTTACTGATAAATTATATAGTGGTGAATTAATAACAATATTTCAAGATACTTGTGATCGTTTAGGTATATCATTAGATTCATCATTGGCAACAAATGATCCATATGGTTCTATATCATATACAGCATATGGTGAACATTATGAACTTGATAATTTAAATGATATTGCAAAAACATTTAGTCATATATTTTATATTGAAGATAATACATTACATTTGATAGATATGTATAAAGATAATACATATTTGGCCATTGATGGATTTGATTATTTCAAAGTAGATTATAGTCTTGACAGACCTATAAGTTTGTTTAAAGGTGAGGCTAATAGTAAAAGTATTGATACTGTTTTTAATGTAAAAGGATATTTTAATTATGGTAATGAATATACATTAAAACCATTCTGTAGAGATGATCCAAGTTCTGATGCGGCTGAATCAATTCTTATTAAACTTAAAGATTGGGCAGAACGATATAGAATAACATTAACAATGCCACTTGATATGTCTATTAAAATATGTCAACGAATAAAAATATTTGATAAAGATAAGTATAAAGATCTTGTTGGTCAAATAAGAGTGCGAAGTATAACATGGGATTTCAATAATGATGAAATGACCCTATATGGTGATGGAGAACTTGATTAAATGAAAGTTATTTTAGAAAGTAAAATAGGATCAATAGAAGCAACATCCGAAGATTCCAATTATCCAGTGGTAAATCTTCTTGATGATCATCCTAAAAAGAAATATATGGTTGGATCTAATGATGATACATATACTGAAATTAAAATTGGAACTGCTGGAGCAACCGGAGGTCTTGGATTAGTTAATATTATTGCTGACCGAGCCTCTATATATATTGAAAATCCAAATGGTATAGTATGGCAAGATACATCAATAACATGGGATAATGTTGATTGGGAAGAATACCCTGATTCATTAAAAAAAGAAATCATATTTAGTAAAACACAAGAATATAATACACTTTGGGTTGAATTTCATGAATTTCAAAGTTCTGTTGATATTATTATTAAATTATATCTTGATAATGTATATGATGATAAAAAAATAAGTGCTGGTGTTGTTAAAGTTGGTGTTATCAGAGAAATAAAAGATATTATATACCCAGTTAATATATCACTGATAGATTATAGTTATGAAAAAATGTTAGCCAATGGTTCAATATATTATAAAAAACGAGATATTGTTCAAAAAATAAGAGGGTCTGTATTAGTTGATTATAATACATATATAGATTTTATGTTTTCATTAGCAAAGAAATATGGAAAGATACCAGCAATGTGGAATATTGAAGAACAAGAAGGATGTGATAATCTTATTTTATATGGTAGATTATCAATATTACCACAAACAAACATACAAAATATTAAAATTAGAACAATAGACTTTGAATTAACAGAAGTATTATAAGGAGATAAATTATGGCAGTTAAAGGATTTAAATTTTCAGAACTTATAGGTGGTGTAACTGACAGCCTTGATAGTCAAGATGGTGATACATTATCAAATGGTGATTTTGCAATGGTTATCAAGGATAATGTTTATTATCCTTATGTTCTTGATGAAACAAGTGGTGAAACAGAAAGCAGTCCAGATATTATAGCACCTGATACAAACCCAGGTGATAAAAGATGGAAATTGGCAAGAATGCCATCTGAATCAACTGTTCCATGTGGTTGTATCATACCTTGGCTTGGTGGTTACTTTACTAACGATAGTAATGATGATTATCAACAAGTATTAGGTAATGGTAATACTATAGATGATATAAATGATTATTTACAAGATACAGGATTTAGGGTTTGTGATGGAGCTGAATATAATAATGCTGAATCACCTATTTTTAATGGTGCTGGGAGACATTTACCTAATCTTACTGATGATCGTTTCATTATGGGTGATTCTCAATGTGGTGGTGGTCGTAATGGCAGTGGTGGGGATACAAGTCAAAATACTATTAATCATAACCATACTTTTGCACATAAGCATAGTGTTGATATAGCACAATTCAACAGTGGAAGCACAACTCTTTCTATTAGTCAGATTCCAGCACATAAACATCAGGTTCCACATTTGAAATATAGATGGGTAGATGTTGCAAATGGTAATGGACATGGTTGGGAATATGATAATGGTGACCCATATTCTTCTTATGATACCACTTCTGTTGGTGGTGGCGGAAGTCATTATCATACTGTAAATCCACCATCAACAGATACAGGCAATCCTATTGATGCAACCAGAACTGGAATAACACAACATGATAATAGACCTAATTGGCTTGGTTGTGTATATATTATGCGTGTATTATAATATAAATATATATAACACCAAATATCCAAATATACAAATTACAGATAAATCATTTCCTGATTATTGTATTTTTGGGTAAATGGAGAAGAAAAGGAGACTGAAATGAGTAAAACAAAATACGTTGCAAAATATAAATCAAAAGGTTTATTTACAAGATGGACCACATTTAATAATGTTGTAGGTGATGGTTTCATTGAAAAACCTATTATGTTAAGATATTTTGCTATGGATAATGGTGAAATGGTTTATTTTCCTGTTGATTATGAAGTATGGTTTTCAAAAGAACGAAAGACAAGTATTCTTGAATCAATGAGTAAAGATGCAGGACAACAAATTATTTCAAGTTAAGGAGAAAATATGCAATTAACAATAATTAAACCGGATCAAGTGGTGATAAAAGATGGTAGATTAATAAGCCCAATTGATATGAGTAGTATGCCTGATGGTGTAAGAGTTGTTCAATGGTTGGAAACAATAGGACATGAAGAAATGGAAGATTTTAGTAACAGAACATTATATGATCTGGCACCTTATCAAACAATAATTACCTTGTTTGATCAGGCTGCTAATGTTATTGATAATCCACCACCACCTACACCAGAAGAAATAGAAGAACAGAATAAAGAAGAAGCTTTAGCAACAAGGTCATTACTTATATCTAAACTAAGAGAACATGATTCTTTAATACAACATGGGTTGCCAACTGTTTTAACACCAGAAGACATTGTTGAATATGAAAATCAAATAAGATTAATGCAAACAGTAGCGGAATATCCACCAAATACGGAATTTAATTTTCCTGATATTTCAGACGATCCGATGATTCCAGAAACACCTGTTACTACAACTGTGAATGTTGAATATGATGATAGTAATAATCAAATAACTGGAACTATTGTTTCTCATCCTGATAATATTGATCCTACAACACTTACTCTTAAAGTTTGGGATGCTATTATTGGTGGAAATCTTATTGATTCTAAAACTTTTACAGATAATGGCAATGGTGGTTATTCAGCTGTTTTAGATTGTGATATAAGTTCATATAATGTTGTTTTTATAAATATAAATGACTCTTATTTTAGAATTATGTTTATGGGCACATTTGATATATTCTATATATATCATTAAAGGAGAAAATAAATGACAGAATGTAATACACAACAAGATTTATGTGCTTTTTATAGAGGTGATACAATACCATTTAATTTTAATTTCAAAGATATGAATGGTGATCCAATAGATATTACCAATATGACTTTAACATTTTCAATGAAAGAAGATCCAGATGATGATACTTTCATATTACAGGAAAGTATCACATTTCCAGATATTCAGGATAGCCGGGATGGTATTGGATCAATGAAAATATTACCCGATAAAACTGAAACATTGGAGCCTGATGTTTCCTATTATTATGATTTTCAATTAAAAACAACATCAAATGATATTTTTACAGTTGGTGCTGGTAAAGTAAAAGTATTGTATGATATAACCACATAGGTATAAAATGAGTGATATAACATTTCAAAACACCACAAATGATATAGTATTTAATTTATCAAAAACCGAATTATCTTTTGAAGTTAAAGATGATAATAATATTATATTTAATTGTGGATATGTTGGTATAGGCATAGGCATTCCATCTGGAGGATCTATAGGCCAAATATTAGCTAAAAAATCAGATAATAATTATGATACTGAATGGGTGGATGATAAACAAACATTAGAACATAATGACCTTGTTGGTAGAAGTGTTGATGATACTCACCCTATAAGTGCCATAACTAATTTACAACATGAATTAGATAATAAAACAGATGAATCTAATTTTAATACACATATACTTAACACCAATAATCCACATCAGGTTGATAAAGCAGATGTAGGGCTTGGTAATGTTGATAATACATCTGATTTAGATAAGCCTATTTCAACAGCTACTCAAACAGCATTGGATGGTAAAAGTGATACTGATCATACTCATAGTATTGATGATTTAACAGATGTAAATACTACAACAACATTACCTATCACTGGAAATGTGTTGACTTGGGATGGGTCCAAATGGATACCAGACAAGGGTATTATTACTATTCATAATGATTTAACAGTAAGAGATGCACCAAGTGCCCATCCTATTTCTGCTATTACAGATCTTCAAAATATTTTGAATGGTAAAAGTGATACTGATCATACTCATGATGATAGATATTATACAGAAACAGAAACAAATAGTTTACTTGATAATAAACTTGACATAACAGGTAAGGCGGCAGATTCAGACAAATTGGACGGTAATGATAGCACTTATTTTGCAACTGCCACTCATACACATCAAATCAATGACCTTACAGACGTAGACACCAATACTAATGCTCCGGCTGATGGTAATGTTCTTGTTTGGGACAGTGGAACTTCTAAATGGATTCCTGATGTTGGTGGAGCAAGTAGTATTGATGATCTCATAGATGTTGATACAAGCACTAATACCCCAACTTCTGCTGATACGTTGAAATGGGATGGAACAAATTGGGTTCCTGATAATCGTATAACAACTCACATAGCAGACACCAATAATCCACATTCAGTAGACAAAGCAGATGTAGGGCTTGGTAATGTAGATAATACATCTGATTTAGATAAGCCTATTTCAACAGCTACTCAAACAGCATTGGATGGTAAACTTGATGATACTGCTGTAATAAATGATTTATCAGATGTCGATATAAGTAGCCCGTCTAATGGTGCATTTATTAGATATTATAGTAGCACTGGTAAATGGCAAAACGAGAATACTGTTCATAATTGGTTAGATGGTAGAAGTGATGCAGATGCTCATCCAATTTCATCCATTACTAATTTACAAAGTAGTCTTGATGCAAAACTTGATGATACTGCTGTATTAAATGATTTAACAGATGTCGATACTGGAACTCCTACTGATGGACAAGTATTGACATGGGATGATACAAATTCTAAATGGACTGCTGCAGATGGTGGAAGTGGTGGTGGAGACCCTATCAGTGGAGCAACAGACAACGCATTGGTAAGAGCAGATGGTAGTTCAGCTCTTCAAGATTCTGGTATAACAGTAAGTGATACAGATGATATGGTATTTCCAGCCACATCTTCACTCAAATGCCCGGAGAAACTTGTAATTCCAACAGATGAGCCTACAAATCTTGAAGATGGTTGTATTTGGATAGCATAGGAGACTAAATGGCAATTACAACAACATATAATTATACTGCTGGAACTGATAACGGTGATTGGAGTGATGAAGCTAATGCATGGGATGGTGATACAAGCACTTACGCATCTGTAACATGCAATAATAACACAAGTGATGATTGGATAAAAGGAACTGCCAATAATACCCCTACAAGTGGTAGTGCAATTCAAAAAGTTGAAGTTGGAGTAAGTATCAATCAAAGTGGTTATTTTACAGGGAGTAATTACGATCACTGTGTTATTATTCCTGTGTTTAATGGAAGCACAAATGGTTCCAATTATGATATATATACAACCACAACTCAAGAAGATAAGTTTGTTGATATAACCAATGATAGTAATGCACCTTCTACTTGGTCATGGAGTGATGTGAATAATCTTGATTTCTTAATATATTACAATGATGGAAGTAGTTCATATACTAATCAGAATGTTTATGAGATGTATGTTCGTGTTACTTATTTAAGTGATGATGATATAAATGAAATTACAGAGAAGTTTCATGTGTTGAAGGAAACTAATGGACAAAATACTGATATAAAAAGTGATGATTTCAACGATAATAGTTTTGATACAAGTAAATGGTGGGTTAATACATTGCTTGATGGTTATGTAACAGAGGCAAATCAAGAATTAGAACTTGCATCTAATAATGATGATTCTGATAGTAAACTTTATCTTTCAAATGGTAGTGCTACTGATGATGATTATGTTGTTGTTGTAAAAATAACTGATATTAATATTACACGGGCAACAGATGGTAGTGGTTTTGATGGATATTTTACTTTTGGAGATGATTATAATAATACAGGAAGTTACTATTTCTATATGTCTGATACACTTTTCTCTTCAAATGTTACTAATAATGTGCCTATAGTGCAACCATCAACTCCATTTTGGCTCAAGATTTCAAGACTTACTAATAATGGACAAACAGATTTAACTCATGAATATTCTACTGATAATTCAACATGGACAAGTTTTGGAACAATTGAAAATATTGATAACACAGAAAATGATCAAATAGTATTTATAGTGGAAACAACTGAAACACATTCAACAGAACAACCATATTATACAAGTGGAACAGACCAAGGAGATAATGGTAATGCGTGGTCAAACTTATCTAATATGCTTGATGGAGATGATTCAACATACGCTTCAGCTTCAACAAAAACTAATACTGTATTATTAACTGTAAATAATAATACAAGAAATACAGGGACTATTTCAAAAGTTAAAGTTGTAATAAAAATGGATGTAAATTATGGGACTGGATATATAACCCCTATTTTTAATGGTTCCACTGATGGTTCAAGTTATAATACTACAAATCAACATCCATCAGACCATATATATTATTTTGATATAACCAATGATAGTAATGCCCCATCTGCATGGTCTTGGACAGATATTAATAATCTTGATATGAAATTTTATGTAGATAAAAGATTTTTTAATGAAACAGTTAATGTATATTTTGTTAGTATTGAAGTTCAATATGATTCAATTTTACATGATAATAAAGTTACAATTGATGACTTTACTTCTGAATCTTTCACTACTCAAGACACAAGTCATATAACTATCTATGAAGATAAAACTACTATCGGTGGAAATGATACTATGAGTGATTATATGATGATAATGGTTGATAGTAATACAAGATACATTCAATTATCAGATAATCTTAGTCATTCTGATATGAGTCATTTTAGAATCAGAAAAGGTGGAACTACGTTTGGAGCATTGAAAAAATTTGACATCAATGATTAATTGAACAATAAAATTTTAATATATTTTTATAAATATATTAAAGATTTAAAAATATGTATATAATTGTTAATATGTTATAAAAAATAAAATAAGGATTATTATGAATTTATATTATATATATATTAACAATTATAATATGCACTTTTATCGGCAATCTATAAATTACATTATTTTTAGTAACACTAACAAGTATAGGATATAATCATGTCACCGTCAAATACTTGTTCAAGTGAAACATGCCAGTTCCATAGAGAACATGATCTATTAATCAAACAACATGATGATAAAATACAACAAATTGATTCTATTGTTGATGATATGTCAGGTGATGTAAAAGGATTAACAACAAGAACTACATTGTTAATGTGGTTTATAGGTGGTGCATTAGCTATATTATGTGCAATGTCCGCATATGGTGTTGTTCAAATAAACCAATTTAAAGAAACTTATCAAAAAGACGTTATAAAATATGTATCTGTTATAGAACATATGAAAAATGATATAAATAATATTAATGGACGACTTTTAAATAATAATAAATAATATAAATATAGATGTATGATTAATTCTTTTCATACTACTCCTCTTTGTTAGGGGGATATAATTATATCCCCCTATTTTTATCAAAATACTCACATATATCTTTATTATAATAATACCTACCCACTATATTTCCATTAAAACTATATTTGTCATATAAAACATTATGTTTAAATTGTTCATATATTTCAAGGTATCGACTTATTTTATCAGAATCACATAAATGTAATATTATCTTATCAAAACCATTATATTCATTTAATTCAACAAAATTAATCCATTCTTTACTTGAACCCCAATAATTTTGCCAATCTTCGATATTATAACATAATTTCTTATTATTTCTTTGATATGACTTTTTAAGTTTAATTTGTTTCTTGCCTATATAATAATATCCTGTCTCATGTATTATCTTAATCTATATATTCATTATCCATTGACTATATATAAATTCTTATACAATTTATCAAATAATTCGATCTTAAATTCATCAAATATACTATCCCTCATATTAATATCATTTGATACAATATTATCAATATATGCTATAATAACACTTGCATCAACAATATCATTTTTTAATTGTTCATATATTTCAAGATAATATTGATCAAATAATTCAATTTTAGCTTTTTCTTTACTAAGAAATTTAACTCTTATACATAAATCACTATCTTTATAGATATCATTGCATAAATTATTTACTGTTGTAATCATATACTTCCCTCATTTGATTATAAGTTTAACCCTTATAATAGTATTTATATTATTAATATTTTTTATCTCATCTTTGCTAATATTATAGAATATTCCAATATCCCCGATTTTCAAAATTTCAAAAAGATATTTGAAGATTGGGGGTATTGGAAATGTCTTCATAGAATAGTGTAGACGTTGTGTGGTAAGGTTTTCAAGATGATATTGGTAGGTAGATATTCAATGAATAGAAAATCATCTGATAAGACACTGGCAAGAACTCATCTTAATTTGATAGCGCCAGACGATTTTCAATGGAATATATAGTTGGGTATATAGCTGTGTATTAAAATCGTCTGGTGCCCATCTTATCACTCTTGAATGATATAATTTTATTCCTTTGATTGCTTAAATATATATGTATGGATTATGAACATATACACAAAACCAAAATCCCTTGTTAATCTGTGATACTGATTTCAAGAGGAATAATATTGGTTTTGTATTGATTTCTTAAAGTCAGCTAGTCAGTAAGTGAAAATGTCTTCATAGAGTAGTGTAGGCGTTGCGTGGCAAGGTTTTCAAGGTAGTATTAGTAGGTAGGTATCAAATGAGTAGAAAAAGATATAGAAAGACGCCTATACTAATGCATCACTGCGTGATGCTTATTATCAAAGGAATTAACTAATAATTTTCTTGATAAAGATATTGAATAATATATTGAAGGATACAAGGATATAACAAACGAACGCAGTGAAGTGCGGTTATATCCTTGTATATAACGGACATTGAACGCAGTGAAATGTTCGTTCATTCAGGGTAAAAATGTTAAGCTAAAAAATTACCCCTATAGTTTATATTATAGTTCTTTTCTCTTTGTTATATACTCTTTGTTATATACTCTTTGTTATACGGCATTCTATATTGTCGTAGTTTAGGGATAAAAGTGTGGATTTGACTTTACACTTAGTTTAAAACTTTACACTTAGTTTAAAACTTTACACTTGGAATATAACTTTACAATTAGTAGGGTATTTTTTTACACTTAGTTTTATAACTTTACATTTAGTTTGAAATATTATATAATATGTATAGTGAAAAGATTATTTGTAAATATATATAAATATATGTATAGTGAAAAGATTATTTGTAAATATATATATTAATATTTGTAAATATATATAAATATATGTATAGTGAAAAGATTATTTGTAAATATATATAAATATATGTATAGTGAAAAAAATAAAAGGAAAAATTATGGAAGATAAAAAAGAAATTAGAAAAGAAACAATAAAAACCGTTAATAATCATTTGAAAGAATATGGTTATCGTAGGGCATCATTGATATATATTGATAATATATTAAATGATGATAGACTTTCGTATCGTGAAAAATATATTGCATTATGGATATATTTTTATGCATTGCGTTGTGATTTTAAAAATAATAGTATTTCAGGTTTTAGTAATTTTCAATATGTTAAAGACAAATACGAGTGTAAGGTAAAAAATACCAACTATATTGGTATGTATTTGAATAAACTTGTTAGATTAGGATATATTAAAAAACGTAAAAATAAATTAACATCAAATTTTATTATACAAATTATTGAACCTATAATTGAGGATAAACATAAGGAACAAAATAATCATATATGTATCATTGATAAATCATTGATAGATAGTTTTCTTGAAAAAGGTTTTATGACAGATAAAGATACAAAATATAGGGATATATTTGTTTATACATATATTAGACTTTTAACATTCAAAAGAAAAATAATTCATGTGCCAATTACTATGTTGTATAATTGTATAAACTTTTATGAAGATATAACGATAGAAAGATCAATATTATCACTTATTAAAAAAGAATATATTTGTTTATATCAAGTATATGATGGTGATTTTGTGTATTTAAAAGAGTTTGAAAATAAGATAAAACAAAAAATTACATATTTTGATGATAAACAAGGATGTCTTATAGTTAAAAGTGATGAATGGGATGAGCTTGAAGAAATAGTTAAAGATGATGAGCCTGTAGATGAGCCAACTGATGAGCCTGTAGATGAGCCAACTGATGAGCCTGTAGATGAACCTACTGATGAGCCTGTAGATGAACCTACTGATGAGCCTACTGATGAGCCAACAAAATTCTTTGATGAACCATTGGCAGCACCTAAACCAAAAGGATTAAGTGAAACCATACTTGAAAAAGAAAGATTAGAAGATATGAATAATTGGACTTATTTTGAATTTGTAAAATGGTTGAAAGATAATGGATATCAAAATACAGACGGAATATATACATTATCTATCAATAATATTGATGAAATACCAGATAATAAGTTTAATGTGGAATTAATCAAGAAAATCTATACTGATCCAGAAATTAAATTAACATCAAATTTTATTGATAAATTACTCGAAAGAATAAATTCCATTGATAATAAACAATTTGATATTGTTAAAAGAGTTCTGAAATCAAGAAAGTTCATATAAATATATAGTGATGGTAATACATCAATCTTATCTTATTATTCCTCACAGAGAACCCCCTATAAACCATAGGGGGTTTTTATACCTTTATAATATAAATATATATAACAAATAGGAGATTATTATGAAAAAACAAATTATGAGAAGCATGTTGGTCATATTAGTATTATCATCTTTGATTATCACTGGATGTGCCGGTGGCCCCAATATCGGTAATTACGAACCAGTTGTGATGAATAATAATATTGATATTAGTCAATATCAACAGGATTTACAAGAATGTAGACAATATGCATATAAAAGACCATCTATGGGAGAAGGAGATACACAAGGTGCCGTAACTGCCGGTGCTGGGGGTGCAGCGATGGGTGCATTAGTAAGTGTAATAACAGGTAGTCATAGAGCTGGAAGTAATGCTTTATTGGGTGGTGTTATAGGTCTTGTTGGTGGT